ATCGTGGCTATCGGTGGTGAAGGCTATTCCTCCCAAGCCAAAGCCCGTCAAGGTTTCGCAGCCGCAATCAAAATCGCGAACGAGTTTCAAGCAGCCGAACGCAAACGGAAGCCACGCACGATTTACACCGCTGGGGGTGGGTATGTCAGCAAGCCGTCGGATAAGAAACCAATTAACCGGAAATCCAAACGTGCGCGCGCAAGAACTTGAAACCATTCACATTCCTCCCACTACACCAACGCTAGAGCGCATCAGGCGCGCGGCGTTCTTCGACCGTGGCGACCCCCACAACTCAGATCCACAACACCGCAAGCCCCAACGTCTCGGAACCCCATGGGACCGCTACTGCATCACGGACAAGAACGGCAACGGCACGCTTGAGAAGCATCAGATCGAAGCCGGGAGGCACTACCGTGACGACTACGAGCGCGCTGGGTACGGTCGGCTACCTGCCGCCCCCCTAGAGCCAGGAGTGGACGGAGCCGCCGCCAGCGAGCCTGTGTGGGTCTGGGAGGCACGTTCCAATATCACCCAAGCCCAACGTCAGCTCAGGGCCTACGAGATTGACTTGCTTCATGCGGTTCTGTTTCACGGCCGGGCCGCCAAGGAATGGGCAAGGGTTAACGGCAGGCATTACCGATCGGGGCTGGTGTACCTGAAAGACACGCTCGATCAGATTGCGCCGGTGTGGAATTTGGCACCGAGGCGGCGGGTGTGATGTGTGTTCAAACGCACTCACCCAAGTTCGTGTCGGGTGAGTACCATGCGGCCTCTTGACCGTGGCCCCGTAATCACATATCAATCCCGCAAGTTGCCGCTGCACGCTCCAAGCGAGGCGCAATGCCTTCAAAATCAGCCAAACAGGCCAAATTCATGCGCGCAGCCGCGCACAATCCAACATTCGCCGCCAAGGTAAATATCCCTCAATCCGTAGCACGTGAGTTCGTCAATGCCGATCAGGCCAAGAAGCAATCGCGCACACGGCTCGCACGTGCTGTCATGAAGCGTGGAGCGTATTGCTGATGGTGGATAGCCCAGAAATCAGGGTAACCAAGAAAACTGCGAAGGCTTATGCGACGCTGTCGCGAGATGAGCGGACGCGGTTGCTGCTGAAATTGCGTGAGAATGGCACGGTTTGTTTCAACGGGAGCGTTCTAACGTTGCGTATGGTGGTTGAAGAGCATGCCAGCCGGGCGGCCTAGCACCTATTCGGACGAAGTAGCCGGCGAGATTTGCAATCGGCTGATCCACGGTGAAACGCTCTACAAGATTTGCCAAGACGATGGCATGCCAGGATATCGAACGGTATTCGATTGGCTTGATGCGCACGCCGATTTCCGCACACGGTGCGCCCGCGCGCGCGAGTTGCAGGCAGAATACATGGATTTCAAGGTGTTAGAGACCGCGGAGAACTGCCGGTCGAAAGAGGATTCGTTCTCGGCACGGGTTAAAATTGCCGCCTATCAGTGGCGCGCAATGAAGCTTGCCCCTAAGAAATTCGGCGATCGCCTCGATCAATACATCAAGCAGGAAACCACACTTCGAACGGTCTCGGACAAGCCCGAGGATACCAAAGAAGCGAGGGAAAGTTGGATTGCGGATCACGGCAACGTTCCGGCGTCGACCAATGGCAAGGGAAATGGACATGGCTAAAGCAGACAATCGCGATATTTTCGAAAAGGCCATGGATGACGATCATGCGCCATCGATGATTGTTCCTGCGGCCATTGCTGGCGCACTGCTAGGCTATGGCGGCGCTAAGGTTCTGAGACGCATGAAGCACAAGCTGTCAAAAGGTTCTCGCTATTGGAACCGCGGTGGATTGGAGGATGTGCTAGTGCTTGGTGGCGGTGCTGCCGGTGTAGCCGCTGGGTCAGCCGGTGATATCGCTGTTGAACTTGGTCGGCGAAAAAGTAGACGGCGCAAGTAATTTTCTTTCGCTCGATCGCTGAAGCAACGAAAGAAAGTTGCGCATAAGGGAAATGGGCATGGCTAAGAAACAAGCCGACGATGACCGAGACATCTTCGATAAGGCGCTTGATGCGGCTCCAGCTGTAGGATTAATTGGTGGCGCAATAGTTGGCAGATCGGTTTTGAAGCGATTGTACAGAAAAGCCGCCAAAACGCCGCAGTCACAATGGAAGAAACTTGGCCTAACCGAAGATGACATAGTGGGGTTTAGGAATAGGAGGGGAATAACCATTGGTACGTTGATTCCTGCCGCAGGAGGTGGCGCGGCCGGGTATGCTGTTGATATCGCTGTTGAACTTGGTCGGCGAAAAAGTAGACGGCGCAAGTAATTTTCTTTCGCTCGATCGCTGAAGCAACGAAAGAAAGTTGCGCATAAGGGAAATGGGCATGGGTAAGAAAAAGGATACTGACAGTCGCGATATCTTCGAAAAGGCTTTAGATGTAGCGGTTGATAATCCTATGGTCACGATTCCAATAGCTGGAGCGCTACTGGGGCGAGCTCTGGGCAGCAGAGTTCGACGACTGAAGGGTGACACAAAACAGAGTTATGCCGATACAAAACGCTTTGCGAAAAATTTTGGTGGTGTAACTGGTGGGATGGGAGGGATTATCGTTGGTCTTGGGGCAGAAGGTGGGCGGCGCGAAGAGGTGCGCCGGCGACGCAAGTGACATTTTCTTTCGCCGGGTTGAAATGTTGTCGGGCGGGAATTTCTGATTTTGTAAGATTGTTGCGCGCGTGAGTAGCGCAGCCGCAGTAATCCGCGAAGAATACGTATGGAGGCCTCAGGCTGGGCCACAGCACGCCTTCGTCACATGCCCATTCTTCGATGTGCTCTTTGGCGGCGCGCGCGGTGGTGGAAAATCTGACGGGTGCCTAGGTGAGTTCGCGAACCACGCCAAGCGTTACGCCAAGGACGCCCGCGGCGTGTTCATGCGTCGTGAGATGCCGCAAGCCGACAGCCTCATAGATAGGAGCCAGGACATCTACGGCCCGATGGGCTGGACGTACCAGAAGGTCGACCGGCAGTGGACGGCGCCGAACGGGGCTATCCTCAGGTTCCGGCCGCTTGAGGATGATCGGGACGCTGAGAAGTACCAGGGGCAGAACTTCACGCGGGTCTATCTCGAAGAAATGACCAATTGGCCGACGCCGCGCGCGCCGGACAAGATGAAGGCGACTTTGCGCAGCGCTGCCGGCGTGCCGTGCAAGTTTAGAGCTACGGCCAATCCAGGCGGTGCCGGCCACCACTGGGTTAAGCAGCGCTACATAGACCCTGCCCCACAGGGCAAAATCCCGCTCATGGACGAGGCGGGGCACCTTGAGCGGATGTTTATCCCTGCCCGGGTAAGCGACAACGTGCTGTTGCTGCAGGCCGATCCCGGTTATGTGGATCGGCTCCGCATGACTGGCTCGGAAGCGCTGGTGAAGGCATGGCTCGATGGCGATTGGGCCGTTATCGAGGGTGCGTTTTTTGAGAATTGGTCGTCATACCGTCACGTGACGCCTGCGTTCGAAATACCGGCGCATTGGGCACGCTTTCGTGCTGGTGATTGGGGATCAGCCCGTCCATTTTCGATTGGCTGGTACGCAGTCGCGAGTGACGACACGAAACTACCTACTGGCATGACGCTACCTCGCGGCGGTTTGGTTCGTTACCGCGAATGGTACGGGTGCGAGCCGCACAAACTGAACGAAGGGTTGAAGCTCACGGCCGAACAAGTCGCACGCGGCATCGTCGAGCGGCAACAGGTCGGTGAACAGTACGTTTATTCGGTGATGGATCCGGCCGCTTTTGCACAAGACGGCGGCCCATCCATTGTCGAGCGCATGATGAAGGCAGGTTCAGGCGCTTGGCGGCCGGCAGACAATACGCGCGTAGGCAAGTTGGGCCACATCGTAGGATGGGACTTGCTGCGTCACAGGCTTGATGGCGAAGCACCTGATAGGCCTATGCTCGTTGTGTTCGACACATGCGCCGCGTTCATTCGCACGGTGCCGCTATTGCAGCACGACGAAGCGAAGCCGGAAGATGTGGATACGGATAGTGAAGATCACGTCGGAGATGAAGTGCGCTATGCGTGTGCCTCGCGACCTTGGATCAAACCGACACCACAAGTCGAGAAGCCGCTGACGACGCTCAATGATGTGACCATGAACCAGCTTTGGAAATCGCGCGGGCGGGATAGGGCGAGGGTGTGATGTCGCTTCTAGCGCATTCGGT